ATAGAGGACACAAGAAGCAACATCATCAAAGAAACCTAGGTAGAGAGTTCATTAGAGGTAACTACAATGGTGCTCGTATGAGAGGGAATGTAAGTCCTGAGTTCCTCCTTAAGAGACAAGAAAGAATGAAGAAGATTAAATCTAAGAGACCTGAAACCTCTAAAAAGGTTCGCAAAGGGATGGGAAAAGCGTAGAAAAGGTACTAATTCTCACATATTCCCATTAATGAGACAATAGTCCCATATATGAGAATATCTATACAAAAAAGACTTCCTATTCATTTAAGAGTAGGAAGTCTAATCATTTGTAAGGGATGTTATTAGTTTTAAATATGGCCCACAATTAATTTAATATCAATGAAATATTAATAAAATACCTCATAAAATACCGATTACATAAAAGTCAAGGCAGATCCTAGTCGTAATCCCTTGAAAGTAATTGAAATAAATATAAAATTACAATTACAATAGTCGCACACTTGAAAAATAAGTCCATGTCGTCAAAGTCAAGGTTGGTTATTCCCGCCTATCACATAAATATTCAATTAATAATACAAATAGCACGGATACCATTGTAATTGAAAGTATTGCTACGATGCCTAGTAGGTATGCCATAAAAGTCAAGGTTAATCTTTAGGAGGGCATACACAGTGAGAGTATACATCTCCATGCTCTCGATCATCTCTACAATCAGAGCACATTTCTTCGTAAGAGAAGCCCATTAAACATTTACAGGTTGGAAGATTCCACTTACAAATGGGGTCATGGTTAGCATTCTCAAGTGTCATAAAAGTCAAGGTAGTAAATGGTACATCCTGAAGGATTCGAACCTTCAACCTACAGCTTAGAAGGCTGTTGCTCTATCCGGTTGAGCTAAGGACGCATACACATCCTATCATAGCCCCTTAGTAAGAAAAGTCAAGCCTCTTATCCTGGTAGAGAAGGACTTTCCCACCCTTAATTAAAGCCTCTGAATTACTTTCAATTGGTTTCCCAGTCTCCTTTACTACAAACTTATCTGATTTGTATGGATTGTAGGACACCGCATAAAAGTCAAGGTCCTCGAACTTACCGAAGTACATCTCATTGTCGAGATTGTTCTCATAGCCTACGTACTCACCCCTCACAAAGGCATGTACATTCTTTTTATTCTCCCTTAAAACTTTAGCCCGACCAGCAGGTTGCACAGTAAACTTCACATTAGTCAAGGCTAGCTGTTCATTATCATGTAGGTAACCAACAACCTTACCCTTATGCCTTACTGAAAAGCATTTCTTATGAAGGTTGCGATACACTTCAATCTTATCACCGTATTTTAGGTCCATGTATGTATTATACCTCCTTAGGTAGAAAAGTCAAGGTTAATGTTGGGGTCTGGATCAGAGCTAGCAGATACATTCTAGTGAAAGATACCCAACGTTATCTCGCCTCACTTTATTTATATTCGCGTGAGACCTAACCGTCAAAAGACTACGAAAATGGTGGAGTAGCCGAGAATCGCACTCGGGTCTTAGAAAGTCAAGCCTATGTGTATGGTGCAATGGCCTTTCATAGGTGAGTATTTCAACTCGAAACTTTCCAATCGATAGCTGTATCTACCCCAAAAGTAAAGGTTGATGATTCCTTTGATAATTTCTAGTATTTATGTTATAGCCCCCTTACCCGCTGATCACTTCGGTGCGGGGCTTAGATTGCCCATCGGAATATTTCTCCTTTTTTTTGTTACTTTTCTACGGAATCCAACATGGCTCCGATTTGGTCTAGTAGCTTCTCAAAAAGATCTTTTTCGTCTTCGTTCGTCATGTTATCAATTATACCTATCGGAAATGAAAAAGCACCGAGTTTCTCGTATTTTGTCCTTAGGCTAGAAAGAAAACTCGGAAAGATTCTAGCTTGCACTTGGGGGTATTTTTGTTGTCGCGGCCCTTTCCCAAGGTATATGCCGCTTTATTTGCCCATTTTATTTTATATAGCACCTTGCGATACTTGAGGAATCACCGCCTAGGTATGTCATCCTCTGATAGTGGTGAGCAGAACCATACTCAGGGATACCCGAAAGACTTCACTGCCCGACACTGTCGAAGTCGTAAGACTCCCGCCGTTGACTAACAAGGAATCTAACCTTGTCTTGTAGTCTGTCCCTCTCGGGTATGCTACCATTATACCTATATGATCCGATCTGTGAATCCTAAAAACAAAAAGCGTTCTGATTTATTGGCATTTCTTTCAATTGACGTAAACCCTTGTGGTTACTAGGTTTAGCCCGCCTGCGGGGCACCGCCGCAGACGTAAGTCCTTTATTTACAGTGACTTACGGCGACTTCAATTTATTTTAACCAAATCAGAGTTTTACCTTGAAACTGGATTCCTGACGTGCCAGCTTACCTTTGGCCTTGAGTCCAATCCAAGCACCTTTAGGATCCAAGAAACGCAAGTCATCATCATCGCCAGGATAAACGGCACGACCACGAAAAGTAGCAGGGACATCATCAAACACGACAGCAACGCTACCTCCAGCGTCAAGGACTTTATTGCATTCATCATCATTTAATTCGCTACGCGAGAAAGTTAGGTGGTAGTTCTTGGTAGGCCACCAACCCTTAAGGAATCGCATCATACGGTCGAAGCTTTTGGTGTAGTCGTAGAACTGCACGTCTTCAAATCGCCAGAATAGGGGAGCGAATCCATCCTCCCATGATAGGTCACTAGTGCCATTTAATCGCACACAAGGCTTGAGACCTAGCTTGGTAGCTCTCTTAACGTGTGCAGTAATTTCCTTTAGTAGCTGAGGCTTGTAGTTCTGGAAATCATTGTTGAACATACGGGTTCGAGCCTTGCGAGCTTCTTGGATGATGTTAGTTTTTTCACCCGATTTGAAGATACCACCACGCCCCGCTTTATTGAGACAAAATCGAATGCACTCAGGCGTTGCATCTGGGCATACGTTGACACCGGATAGCTTAGAGGGTGCGAAGTGCTGAATCGTGGTAAACCATCCACGCTTAGTGCCTTTCTGAATCTTAGGGTTAGACGTTGTGAGCAATTTCATGGTGTTCATTATACATACTTATCGGAAAAGTGTAGTAGAAACTTCAGAAAACTTTCAATTGACGTAAGTCGTTGTGGTTACTAGGTTTAGCCCGCTTCGCGGGGCACCGCCGACCCCGTAAGTCCTTTATTTGCAAGGGGTTACAGATCCCCTTGCATTGCCTTGTGGTATTCGGCATGACCGTAACGCTTACCATCGTCGCCCTTGGGGATAGCCCTACGGACAGCAATAGCAGCCTCTAGAAGGTGATCTAGCTGGTCTTGTGTGCCTACGTTATTAGAGTGCAGCGTCTTAATAAAAAGGTCTGCAATGTCGAGAGATGCGATGTGCATCATGTGGATGTGTTCTTGATCGTCCATGGTATTCATTATACAGAGGTGGTGACCCAAAGCAACAAAATTGCCAGGGCGATTGAAATTATTTCGAAAGTGTAATCGTCGGAACGGGTAGAGGATCTATAACGCTTATCCATTAGTAAGCCTCATAGAATTCGTCAGTTCCCCAACCAGCAGATCCGAATGCGAAATCATCATCGAAATCGTCATCGAAATCGTCCGAATTGACCGACTCTTCATAGGTCGTGTATACCGATTCGATGTCGTGCCAGTCTACCCTACCATCGAATTGATCGTAGAGGTCTGCAATTTCGAGACCTTGATCGTAGCCGTTGATGATGGCTGCGATGATGTCGTCGTGAAGTGGTTCGTTGTTCGTCATGTTTCTAATTATACCTAGTTGAGTCGTGAGTTGTATTCTTTAAAAAAGAAATCTTCTTCAAAGCTACCGTCATCTGTTTCGAAAGCTCCCCAGTAAACGTCTAGACGCTTTCCAGTCATTCCATCCCATCCAGCTTGGCAAACCTCCTCGTAGAGGTCTTGATCGTTTTGATTATCTGGAAAGTATTTCTTGATTCTATTCATCGTGATATGTGTTTACCGTGATGATTTTGCCACAGTAATAGCATTCCAAAACCTCAGTGGAGGGTGTTTGTTTCAGCACCGTATAGGAGCAGGAGCTTTTGCAGTCATTCTTCATGTTGTCCATTATACCTACTTATCGGAAAAAGGGATCGAAAACTTGAGAAAGGAAAAGAAAAAGTCAAATTGACGTAAGTCGTTGTGGTTACTAGGTTTAGCCCGCTTCGCGGGGCACCGCCGACCCCGTAAGTCCTTACAGGGCAACGACTTAGGCTAGTTCATATCTAACTCCCTGGTGATATTGTCCTCAATTTCCTTGATTTTCTCCTCTACGACCCTGAGAGTCTCCTGCATGTCAACAGCAAAAGTTCTGAAATCCGTCTCATTGTCGAAATAAAGGTGAAAAACACTCTGACCTTCTTGCTCTGTTACTTTGGAGTAAGTAGCAAAGTCCAAGCTTAGGGATATGTTGTTAGACTCTTTGCCCATGTTTTTCTCATCATGGACTAGGAAGTTGTGGAAGTATGCACCGTTAACGTGATGCATTGAGATTTGAACGGGGTTGTTAGAGATATCGATTTGCATGATTCTTGCTAGTAGTAAAAAAAGAGGAGTGGGAAACGCCATTTTCCCATAAACCGCCACAGGTCTTACCCTGATGTCCCCACACCGTCCAAGCTAACTAGAATAACTTGCGGCGAAGGGCAAAGGAGGCGTTGACTCGGCTCCTCGGACTCACACCCACAATTAGGCTTGCATCTCCTTGAGTTGCTCAAGGGACTTACCCCGAAGGCTCATAGCGATAGAACCACGGACGTAGTTCATGAAACGCTCGGAAATGTATTTCTTGCTGCCAGTGTGCTTAATCTGCCCACCAACCTGTAAGAAATAGACAGCCGTGGCATTGGCCTGTCGCTTGTAAACGTGGAAAGCTCCGAAGCTACGAACGTGACGAAGTGGAACGGAGTTAGAAAACGATTCGTTGAGTTGAGTCATAAGATTATTCTATCGGTAACGTGTAAGGTGCTATTATAGCAAACTGAAAGGTGAAGGGAAACTAATTAGTCCAAATCGCAGACAAAATAGTCGTAAATATCGAAACCGTCCATCCCTAAACTTACTAGCTGAGGATTGTCTGTTTCTAGCATGTTTGCGACCGCTTGGCTGCAAGGCATGGTGATGTAATCGCTGTCATTCTTCATGTTGTCCATTATACCTAAATATCGGCATTTGAAACCTCAAACTTGAGAAATGGAAAAGAAAAAGTCAAACTGACGTAAACCCTTGTGGTTACTAGGTTTAGCCCGGTTCGCGGGGCACCGCCGCAGCCGTAAGTCCTTTGTTCACAAGAACTTACGAGCGGTGTGGCCTAGTTTAGGGAAGGCTCTGGACCCTGCAAAACTTCCTTGGTCAGGTTCCAAAGTCCCTGATTCCAAGATAAATCACTTGCAATATTGTTGCGACCACGAACACGACGCAGGCGACCATTTGGGCCAGCGATACGGAAACCACCGTGAGTGCCATTCTCTTGCACACGGTTAAAGATAGACCAAAGATCATCACCGGTATCTTCGGATCGTCGAGCCTGATTCAAACCACTGATCATTTCCGATGATACCGGATCCTCATCAGCAACATCAAAGCGCAACCGTGCAGCCTTACGAGCGAACATGAATTGCTCATGCGGAGTCATTTTGTGATTGATAGCATCCTCAGCGAACTGGAACAACTGAGGAGCCTTTTCGATAACTCGCTCAATGCCCTGGTTGACATCCTCATCAATCCGGTCGTGCCGAACTTTGAGAGTTTCATTCGCAGCACCGAATGGTGCAATCATACCATTCTCACAAACGAGACGAAACAGACCAGCAGCCAACATGAAATTGGTAGACCAGTCGCCACTATTGACAAGCGAGAGAGTCGGGAAAATATTCCCTAGCTTGGCAGTAGCTCCGAAGCCCTTAGCATCGGGCAGATCCATCGTGACTTTGTGACGCTGGAACAGTTCGTGTCCAGACTTACGCTTTTGCGTCTTTTGCTGTGCAGCACTGCGAATAGTGAAGCCGCGATCCATTAGACGTTCGACAATATCGGAGGTCTTGACGTGAGTGTAGCGATCCGATACGTGAGGAGCAGCGGAATCTGAGAATGCAGCAGGTGCAACAACTTGTAGAGCTTGAAGGTTCATGTCTGTTATTATATCTGTGAGGCGTTAAAAAACAACCTAGAAAGTAGGGATTGGTCCAAAGAAATGAAATACCAGCAGCATTGTTGCTGCACCGTAAAAGTAGGTCATTAGAGGCGCGAAGAAAAAATCTGTTGCTGCCTTCTTTAGTGCTTTGAACTTCTTAACCATGCTAATCATTATACCTACTTATCGGTAAAAGTGGATTAAAACTTTAGGAATGGGAAAGAAAAAGTCAAACTGACGTAAACCCTTGTGGTTACTAGGTTTAGCCCGCTTCGCGGGGCACCGCCGACCCCGTAAGTCCTTACAGGGCAACGACTTAGTCGATAAAGGCATTAGGAAATAGCTTGGCCCATAGTTTAGGGTCACCGTAAATACTCCATCTGCCCATATCTGCCGACCCTTTCCAGTCCCATATAGCCATAGGTGTCTTGTCTGGCATTACACGAAAGCCCCAAGACCATCGAACTTTTCCAGGATCATCGTAGACGTTGGGTTCACCTAGAATAGTTACGATATCATCGTAGTCCATTCCGCATAGCGTCCCAGTCTTATGAGACATGATCGTATCGTCCTTAACTAGATGCACGTTGCATGTGTCGTTCATTAGACTGCCCCTTGTGGGACATACTCACGGTCCATACCTTCGTATGTGGCATCGTGAATATACAACTGACGGCTAGTGCCAGCGTAGGCTTGTGCCTCTTCCAAGGTAGCGCACTCACGCTCTACGTCTTGGGTGTAGTTGTGGACTACGAGCCAACATTGCGTTGGGTTCTTTACTGTCTTTTTCATGCTGTTCATTATACCTACTTATAGACAAAATGGATTGAAAACTTGAGAAAGGCGAAGAAAACTTTGAATTGATGTAAACCCTTGTGGTTACTAGGTTTAGCCCGCTTCGCGATGCACCGCCGCAGACGTAAGTCCTTTGTTTGCAGCTACTTACGACGCTTGATCGGCTTCTGCATCTCCCAAAACAATAAAGGTGCAGCGATTGCAACAACTACCCAGTGCCATACTTCCATATTATTTAAACCTCTTTGTGTAATGTGTGACGTTCTTAACCCAATGGGCATTTAATCCCTTGGGGTCATTCTTTGCGCCAACAGGACAATAACTACGCCCCAAAAAATTAATGAATTTACCATATGATCCAGCCTTTACCCAACGATCATAGTTTTTCTGGACAGTGGCAGCACACCAACCAGCTTGAGATCGATACGTGGGTTTACACCTAGAATGAAGAATACCATACTCTCGACCTTTGCCACCATTCTCTGAATACCTAATGGCAGCAACGATTGGCGAGAGTTTAGAGACGAGTTCCGGGCGTATGTTTTCCTTGATCGCATTGTTGTATGCTTGGACGCACTTCTGGCCGTCCTTCCTACTAATTGCACTGACTGCCTTGGATTGTGCTGGCAGTGAGACGAAAAGGAATAGTGAGAGAATGAGTAACCGCATGGCATTAGTCCGATACTTGAGTTTTAGGGAATACGGGGTCGATGATTCGTTCGTCGATTTCTTCCTCATGTTGTTCAGTGCATTGGGTTCTTCCCGCTGCTTCGACAATGTAAGCGTATGAGCTATCGCCACAATTAGTGTGCGACTTATCCATGATTTCTTGAGGCACCCAGTATTTCACTGTCCGCTCAATGGTTTTGATTGTTGTAATGTATGGCATCAGACTACCTTCTCCTTCTTTTTCGCATTTTGTGCTTCGTCCCTTGCATCCTCACAGAACGCGCCAAACGCTAGAGCGCAGGCTCTCAATTCATCATGCAGGTTCAAGCGATGCTCAGGAAAATACTTTACCCTCCGAATCAGATTTGGCAGGGTCCAAGCGGGAACCCAACCGATTACTTGCTCAACACGACGAATGCCATCCTCATCCTCTGGCTCATCGATTAGGGTGACAAACTTATCATCAGGGGTGAACACTGCAACCTCGAAGTTGCTACTGTTGATTGCACCATCGGTGCCCCAACTGTCCTGGTTATCGCAGTAGTTCCCATGATCGAACATGATCGAAAGGCGGTAGCCATTCCCTAGGGTATACTGGAACCCACGGGGTGATGCGTGGACTTTTGCGTCTTGCTTGTTCATGCTGTTAATTATACCAACTGATTAAAGGATTGCTTGGATCTTTTTCGATTAATTCGAAATGACAGTGATCACAGTAGTAAGGATTAATTCCCGAGAACTCACTAGGAGCCGTTGTTCTGCATTCTCCGCACAGCATTAGACTGCCCCTTGAGGGACATACTCACGGTCCATACCTTCGTATGTGGCATCGTGAATGTATAGCTGGCGACTAGTGCCAGCGTAGGCTTGCGCCTCTTCCAAGGTAGAGCATTCACGCTCTACGTCTTGAGTGTAGTTATGGACTACGAGCCAACATTGCGTTGGGTTCTTTACTGTCTTTCTCATGCTATTCATTATACCTACCTATCGGCATTCGTCACCAATAACTTGAGAAAGTGATCATATTTCTTTCGATTGATGTAAGTGCTTGTGGGGACTGGGTTTAGCCCGGTTCGCGGGGCACAGCCTTATCGTATATGGTCCCACCGTATATGGTCCTGCCATACATGGCCTGTCCGGTCCCACCGGAGAATTTGACGTTGTTCGGGTCCCATATCTACCCCCTAGGACCCCCATACACAGTCTCATGATATAAGTCGTACTTTAATTTTATTTAAGGGACTCCTACAAAAAGAATCATATACTTTTAGGAGTCCCATAAAAAAGAATCAGATACTTTTAGGAGTCCCGTTGCGGCAAAGGGTATATAAGAATACCATGTTATTATCATTGCTACTTGCATTAGTCCCTCAGAGTCCGATAGGAACGAACTTAGAACCTCTTACGGATTATCAAAGGCAGACCCCATTTGTAGATGCTTTTAAGAGTTCCCGAGAATGGGTTAGTCATCAATCTAATCCTCATCAATGGGGTACAGGTCCAGCAGTCATCACAGACGAGCTAGGATGGCCTCAGAGCCTTCAATCTAATCAGGACATAGAGTCCATTGTGATAGTTGGCGGATCTCCTACATACCCTGACGGCGTTTATACGATACGTTACGATGGTATAGGAACCATACAGCCAAGAACATATGGAGGGGGTGCTGTAACTGTATTACAGCAATCGCAAGGGTATATTCAAATTAGTTTGCAAGTTCCTGTTGATGGGATGTTTACTCTTAGGATAACAGATATTGTACAGCCTATTGAAAACATTAGAGTGTATCCTCCTGGCTTTGATAATTCTACAAGAATTTTTCATCCTGATTTTGTTAAGAGTTTAGAGCCTTTTGATACGCTTAGATTCATGGATTGGGGTCGAACGAATAACAGCCCTGTGGTTTCATGGTGGCAAGCTACTAACTTTTTTAATTACACTCAAGCTACTGATCGAGGTGTGCATCCTTTGTATATGATTGAGTTGTGTAATCAGACATGTAAGAACATGTGGATCTGTGTGCCTCATATGGCTGACGATCTGTATGTTACTTACTTAGCATATCTTTGTAAGATTGCGCTTGATCCTTCTTTAACAGTGTACTTGGAATATAGTAATGAGGTTTGGAACGGTCAATTTCAACAGACTCAATATGCACAGGCTGAGGGTTTAGCATTAGGTTTAAATCCTACTTCTTGGCACGCTGGATGGCTATACTATTCTCAGAGATCGGTTGAGGTATTTGAAATATTTTCTAATGTCTACAGTCAGCCTAGAGATAGAAACTTAGTTAGAGTGTTAGCAGGACAGAGTGTGAATCCTTGGGTGAACATTCAAATCATGGATTGGCAAGACGCTTACAAGCACGCGGATGCTTTTGCAGTCGCTCCATACTTTGGAGGGTATTTAGGTAATCTTAACATTTCTCCAAACACCGCTACTTTTTCAATTCCTCAGATATTAGCTGCTTGTGATACTGATAGTGCTAACAATCATTCACAGCATACACTGGCTAATTCAAACAATGCAAACTTTCGTGGTTTAGATCTTTTTGCTTACGAAGGAGGTCAACATCTGGTTGGAGTTGGAGTGGCTCAAAACGATCAAACGCTTACTAACTTATTCGTAGCCGCCAATAGAGATCCTTCAATGCGTACATTGTATTTCAATGATCTCACCAGATGGGAAGCTAATGGAGGGGGTTTGTTTATGAACTACACTCTTACCAGCAGCCAGTCAAAATACGGATCCTGGGGTTTATTAGAGTGGCAAAACCAACCAAGGACAATGGCTCCAAAGTGGATGGGAGTTATGGACTACATAGGATACTAATTAGTCCGATAACCATTTCACTACTATGGCTGCCACCAAGAGCCTAGCAGTGTATTATTTTACTTTTTTCCCGAGAGCAGTTTGTATGAGAAGTTCCAAGGCTTCGGCCTCATCAGAAGCAGCAATACCCATAGCAAGGATCGCAGTTTCTCGAATCTCCTGGTTGTTTGATTCCAATCGTGGTTTGAACACATCTCTTAATTTAAAGTCTGGGTGAATGTCGCCAATCTTTGCCATCGCAATCATGCAACTTGAAACAATATCTCTTTGCTCAGTAGAGTCGATAGCCTTCTTTAAAGAAGCCAGGACACCAATCTTATCTTCCCTTGTAGGAAGAATTGAATCCTTTGCACCCTTTCGAGTGCTGCCTAAGTAGAACTCATCGGATCCTGTTTGAGGACCACCATTATAAAGTGCATCCTTCAACTTAATGAAAGGATCCTTATTGAACTCCCACCAGAATGCCCACTGAGTAAGATCATCTCCAAGGCGCATACCTCTTCCTCCCGTCTGAGGACCTCTTCCAGGGCCGGTAGGACCAGTAGGACCTCCGGTTGCAGGACCTTGAGGAGAGCCAGTGGCGGGTCCAGAGGGGCGGCCAGTTGAGGGTCCAGCAGGACCACCTGTAGTGGGACCAGAAGGTCTTCCAGTGCTACCACCTCCAGGACCAGGGGGAACTACATCTCCAGGCCCTCTATACTGACCTCCATGGGCCAGCAGAGTTGCTGTAAGAAATAAAACGCTTATAAGTGTCTTCATAATAATCATGCTCTACTTGTATATACATCTTGGGATTGATGGATTATATGGGCTACTAGTAATTATCATCTAATAGTACATCATCTAGTATAAGAGGGAATGGAAACAATTCATTCCCATCCTCCAAATTCCATGCCTCTTTAGTCTTATTGAATAATGGTGGAATAAGCATCTGAGCAGCATTGAACAAAGATATAGCAGTTATCTCGGAACTAGCTAAATTTGTTTTTAGAAACTCTGTTTTAGCTGCATGATATGCTTGCTCTCTAATGTAGTCAATTATCTGCAATTTAACTTCTGAAGGGCATTCCATTGTGTTAGCCTATAATAGGTTAGGTGCTTTTATATTTACTATTTTTATAAAAAAAATCGCGCCTATATAATCATGTTATGGCTCAAATATTGTTTTCCAAGAATAATAAAAAGATTGCAGATGTATTAGAAAGTGGTACTCCCCCAGGAATTAAGGTAGTTAAGGATTCTTGGGATAGTGCCATTATTTGTCCTGTTTTTTATTGCTTGGATGTGGACTTAACTAAATTAGAAGTTAAAACCCTTATCAGACAAGAGATGACTTCTTTTTCTGCTCTTGATTCAATTAATACCTATTTTGGTATTGCAGTGTCGGCACTTCCTTTATCTTCTCAGGATAATCTAAGTGTAAGTGGTAGATGTTATGTTAGCAGTGATGAGCTTCCTAATTTAATTAGGTGGTCCCCAGGGTATGATGAAGCACTACTGGAGGAAAGACTATTTCCAGATGATGAGGACTCAGGGAAATGACCGTCTACACTGATTATATTGGATCGGGAACGAATGCTGATTATGCTACGTTTGCCGAGTGGTATGCAGCTTCAGGAGATGGATCCTATAGCGATGGAGATGAGGTCCAAGTTATCTTTCAATCTAGTGGTGATGGGCATTATATTCCTCACAGCTTCGGGGGAGATCAAGCTGGGGGGTGGTTGCCGGATAGGGAGTTAACTATAACTTTATCTTCAACAAAGGACCCGGATGTTGAATTTCATATGGGTGCAAGTTCAACATACCTAACTTTAGACTCCGACCTAAGACTTAAACCTCTGAACAAGGTTAAAACGTACAATTTTAAAAACTTAGACATTCACTGTCCAAGTAATAAGATAAGTTTAGGAGATGAGGACTACGCCGATGGGCCGCCTGAAACATCTTCAACTTTAGTTAATTTTGAAAATTGTAAAATAGTCACGAATGTCGCGCGATTTATAGATGTCGGAAGGGATTCCGTCAATGCCTCGGGACCTTACACTATAACCTACAATAACTGCGCTGTAGTTGTAGATTCTTCTAGGCATATTAGAAATGCCGGTACCTCCTACGTAAAATGGAAACTAATAAACTCTACGTTTGTATGCGTCGTAGGTGGAATCATAGCATTAGAGCCGGATAGATCTAATAACCTAGGAAATGAGGTTCACACAAGCGGAACCATAATTAGGCTGGCTTCTCCTTTCTCTAGATTTGCAGATGGTAGACCCAATAATCATTTCGTAAGTGGGATAGCAATAGATACAATTACAAATGAGAGGCCCGTACGATGGATAGGACCCGAAGCAGGAACCGACAATTGGGCTAGTGCTGGAAACTTCTTAAACCTTCCGGTCGATTGGGGTGATGATGGGACCAATGGGGACATAGTATTTGGTATCACACCTACTGCGGGTCAAGTGGCTTTTTCTGGGGCACTACCTAATGCTGCTGATACAATACCTTGGACTGATCTTAGACTAGTATCCTCCACTAATAATGTTGCAAGTGGGTTCGTAAGTTATTATACGCCTCCATCCCCAGATCTAGCAGGGCATGATAGAGGATCAACACCTTTCGATGCTGGACCTTTTGAAATATCATTCACAACTGGAGGGGGTGGAAGTAGTGATACTAGACCAACATTTAAAATTGTACGAGTAAACATGTATAATTGACCTAGTCAATATAGTTTACATTAATCAGACCATCGATGTTACGTCTCACATTCCTAGCTTCTGCCTTGGGTGTGGTATCCTGCTCATAATCGTTTATAAGCACCCTACAACCGCTTGTAAGGCTCATTACAAGCTGGTCATACATGATACCCGCGTTATCTAATTGTTTGATTGTACGCTCTCTCATGGATTCTGGTCTGGCTGTAGTTAGAATAATCTTATTGCCCTGACAATGCCATTTACAAATCTTTTTTGCTGCTTCGGGTAACGAAGGAATATCATCAGTTTTCATGACATCTAGAAAGTCTTCGGGTTGTATAAGAATTGTTCCATCAATATCGATAAAAAATGTCTTTGCGTGCATAAATATAAGTGTGTTACTAAAAGTAAAATTTGGACTACGGCCTGTTACGAACTGCACTGGTGGATGTTGACTACCCTCACTTTCCTTGCATTAATGGAAAAATGTTTAAATACATAATCCAACCGGCACCACTTCCTATACATCCTGCAAAAATTGCACTAAGGATTGGATTTGTGTCGAATTGTTGAAAAGGATCCCAGTGAAATGTAGACCAGAATACTCCTGCCCAGAATCCTGTACATAGGAAACAGTTTACAAGATTACCTAGAGGTGGCACTACCTTGGATATAAGGTTTCTGACAGGAGCCATGATCGTACTGTTTACAACAATCGTTGTTGTTCCAAATACAGCCATTATCCAAACTAACACATCTACTAAATAATTCATTTCGGTAACCCGTTTGTTTTATCTACTGGAAGAGAACAGGGGATGCTACTGTTCCACTCTCTCATAAACTCATCCTTAGCCTTATACCAACCTTCTCTCATTTGACCGTCAGACTCATGCCGGATCATTATAGGCACAACGTAGTTAGAATAACCTTTGGAATGTGCTAAAAAAGTTAAATGAATGTCGTAAAAATCCCATTTGCTGGTTAAGTAATGTGGTTGACCTAATCCAACATCTTGTATTGTTTTGATTGTAGCTGCAAGTAGACAACCATCAAGAACAGTAACTTGACCCGGTTGACCGAAATAATTAGGTTTCATAGTTACATCTTCTTTGCCTTGCCATACAAAGCCTCTTGTTTCTCCTGATTGCCTTGAAGTCCACCATACACCATTCTTAGTAAAACTTGTAGCTCCAGCCACTCCTACAAACCCTACTCCTGGTTTTCTGGCAACTTCAATATACTCTCTAAATTTAGCTGGGGTAGAGAGTATTTCTACATCGTCATGTATGAACACAACAACATCATCTTCCTCAGGTTGTTCAATCCTATTTAAATTACTTAAATGGCCTGCGTAGATTGAAGAAGCATTATCTTCAATAAGCGTATGGATGTCTATAGTTGGATTTTCACCAAATGCATTTTTACTATAATCAATAAGTGATTGAAGAGTATTGCTTATATTCTCTTTATCTCTGGTACATATACTTAAGTAAATCATTTTTAATATGGAATATAATAGCCAAGACGTTCTGAAGATCCAAGAGGAATTTAAAAAATGCTCTCAAGACTGTGAGTATTTCACCAAGAACTACATCAAAGTTGTCCACCCTATTAGAGGTTTGGTTAATTTTGATCTGTATCCGTTTCAATCTAGGATTTTAAATGAGTTTCAAGATCATCGACTTACTATTCTCCGTAAGTTTAGGCAGGCTGGATGTACGACCCTAATGGCTGCTTATGCATTACATTTTTGTATATTTAACACAAACAAGAAAGTAGCGGTATTGTCTAAGGGTGATGCGGAGGCTAAAGAGCTTATATCCAGAGTAAAGATAATGTTTGACGAGCTTCCTTTTTGGATGAAGCCTAAAACTAAAAAGAATAATGATCATACTTTAGAGTTTGAAAATGGGTCATCGATCCAGTCTAAAGCATCAGGTAAGCAATCAGGTCGTTCTATATCTGCTTCTCTTTTAATACTAGATGAAGCTGCTTTTATTGAGTATATTGATACTATTTGGGCTGCTGTTGGTCCTACGACTTCTACAGGCGGTAGAGTGGTGTGCCTTTCTACGGTCAACGGAACAGGTAATTGGTTCCACAAAATGTATACTCAAGCGTTAGAGGATTCAAATGGATTTCATCATATTGACATTAAATGGCAAGAGAATCCTGAATACAAAAGACACGAAGGTTATGAAAGCCTTTACGCTGAGTTAGAATCTTATGACCCTCCTATCCTAGTTGATAAGTGGGAAGATATTACTAGAAAAAAGCATAGCTTTAAGGAATGGGAACAGGAGTATGAGGGTAGTTTCCTAGGTACAGGTGATACTTACATTGAAGGTGAGATCTTAAGAAACTTAAAAGAAAACTGCAATAAAGATTACTGGATAAAATATAACAACAAAATGCGTGTGTGGGAGGACCCTAAACCCAACCATGAATATGTCTTAGCTGCTGACCCTTCCATAGGTAGAGATCGAGATTACTCAGCATTCCACATCATTGACATCTATAATGGTAAGCAAGTTGCAGAGTTTTACAGTAATCGAACGCCGATTAACGAATTTGCAAAAATCATAGCTGACGAAGCAAGATTGTACAATACTGCATTTGTATGTCCTGAGAGGAACGGAATTGGCAACAATTTAATCTACTTCTTACAGCAGGAGCTAGAGTATGAGAATCTGGTAATGGATGATAAGCGTGAGATCGGGATAATGATTACCCAGAAGAATAAAGAGAAGCTTTTAGCAGATATGGAGCATAATATTAGATCTAGCAGGGTTTTAATAAACTCAGAGAGATTGGTCGATGAGCTTCTTACTTTTGTTATTGACCCTGATTCTGGCAAGATTAAGCCTGATACTAACTGTCATGATGATTTAATTATGTCTTTTGCCACCGCTATCTCTACTTTTAATGAGTTAAGAGGGAATGCATACATAGAAAAGTCAGAAGATGAAACTTATATCCCTCCTGCGGTGCAGAACGCTTATACATATAAAGTAACGACCTCAACCGGAGAGTTGACCGAAGAGAATATTAAATGGCTGATAGGAAAATAAGAGAGGGTGCGGAAGGGTTTACTCAGTTTGCGGATCCACAGGCTCCGTATAATAAGCCTTACGGATTAATTGGTAGATTCTTCAAGAAGTTTTTTGCCCGAGAAATAGAGGATGTAAAGGATGATCAGTATGTAGATCCTTTAACTAAAAGGAACGTGGCATCACCTAAACCTCTTCAAGGGGATACGGTCCAGTCTAATCAAGTAATCACTATCGCTTCTGAGTTTGGGCACGAGAAAACTTTTTATCCTGTTCTCCCTCAGATCGAACATGATCGTAAGAAGAGATACAAAGAGTATGAGGATATGGATGGTTACCCAGAGATATCTTCCGCATTCGATATTTACTCTGATGATTGTACCCAAGAGAATATAGATGGAACTCCTTGGAATGTCGTTACAGATGATGAGCTTGTTAAGAGAGAAGTTGAGAACATGTTTGAGCAAACTAACATGGCTCGATACCTGTGGGATATAGGAAGGAATACTGTAAAGTATGGGGATATATTCCTTGAAACTATTATCGATCTTGATAACGCAAAAAGAGGGATTCAAAGAATTAAGATACTGAATCCCAATTTTATATTTAGAGTTGAAGATGAGTTTGGATATCTAAGACAATTTCTTCAAGAAATCCCAAAGAAGAATGATTGGACATCATACGGAAGTATCGGACCAGCCCTTGACGATTCAAAGATGATTAGTCTCGACCCAGGTCAGATTATTCACTTTAGACTTCACACTTCAGATCCTACCCATTACCCTTATGGCAAGTCGGTTGCTGCTGCGGCTAGAGTCACCTATAAGAGTCTAAAGATGATGGAGGATGCAATGCTTATCTATCGTCTAGTTAGAGCACCAGAGAGACGTATATTCTACATAGACACGGGTTCACTACCTGCTTCAAAGGCTGAAATGCATATTAAGAAGCAGATGGACAAGTTCAAGAAACGTAAAAGTTATAACTCTCAGACTGGCAACATTGAAGAGAATTTTAACGCACTAGCTGCTGATGAAGATTTTTACATTGCCGTGAATGGTAAGGGTTCGGGAACCAAGATTGATACTCTTCAAGGGGCTGACAACTTAGGTGAAGTTGATGATGTTAAATACTTTAGGGATAAGCTTTTAGCTGCTCTTAAGATTCCTAAGGATTACATTGTAGAGAAGGATCAATCTCCTGAGAGAAAAGCAAACCTATCCCAGCTT